GGGTGTTTGCCTTCATTTCGAAAACCTCAACGGAGTCCGAAGTGGTCAGGCTAGTGGACGAGAAGTCGAGAACGACTTCGATGATCTGCGGCTTGATGCCAAGAGGGACACCAGCGACAGCACCAGTTACAGTGTAAGTAGCCATTACTAAATCTCCCTATTCTAGTCGAGGCTAACAACGCCGCGAACGATGGCTTCCGGACGCAGAACTTTGCGACCGAAGACATGCAGACCGCGAACGATGTCGCTGAAGGTTTCAGTCGAACGGACAACCTCAGTCTTCGCGATGTGCGAAGCGGTAGCCGTTGAGGACATGTGACCACCGAGAATCACGTTCTCGGAGCCGTCCGTAGCGAGGCCAGTCAGCGTTACCTGATCCGTGCCGCCGTTCGAGACAAAGGCGGTGGACTTGTAGCACTGGAAGCCAGCGATGTTGCCCAGCGACACAAGACCGTTACGCAGCGGGGAAGTCGCATCGCCAGTTACCTGAACTTCTGCGAACTTCGCACCGGCTGAGAAAAGGTGCTTGTAAAATGCTGGGGGTGCAACGAACCAGCGGTTCTCTTCCGGAACCGACTCGTTGTCGAGAGCCTCTGCCATCCTCAACATAGTGTTGATAGCGAGATCGCCGGGGCTAGAATTGCCGCCGATATCGAGGGCAGAACCGAGAGTGCCGATACCGGAGATGGTACGGGTAGCAGCACCCGACTCGCCATTGAGACCGGCGTCGGTTGCCATCGTGTCGAGTACAACAGCGTCGTACTTGCGTTTCAGGGAGAAAGCACCCGATGAGGTTGCCAGCGCCTCGAAGTTGACGTGAGACTGACGCTCTTCGATGTCGTCAATCTTGAATGCAAAGGCGTTCGCCTGATCTACGACCATAGTGGTCTGATCGTCAGCGAGGTCTTGCGGGTTTACCACCGAGCCACGAGCGTAGCTCGATACAGTGATGGTTGGTTCTTTGATGATACGAACGGTATCACCGAAGTTCTCAATTTCGCCAGCGTAGTCGGTATTCGTAATATCTTCTGCAACCGAAGCACGACGGAAGAACTTGAGAACCTTTTGGCTGAAAATTTCCGGAGTAAAGTTACCGGAAGGCAGGTTGTTGTAACCTGATGCACTATTAAAAGCCATTGGTCTTTCCTTCCTATTTTAGAGGTTTGGGTTAGTTGTTGTAGTCAATACGACCTTCGGCACGAGCCTTGTCTAGTTCTGTTTCCATTTCTTCGAACTGCCAAGGTTTCATTTTGCCGATTTCAGAGGCTTTCCAAATCCGATCGCTACCTTTTGCTTCACCAGTAATGTCACGTGCCTTGGGAGAGTTTACAGCCGCTGCAGCAGACTCACTCTTCTTGGTACGCTTCTTAGTAGAGATGCCAGCATCGATCTTGTAAAGATCAAGAACACGGGATGCCCAACGAGCGTCAGTGTTGTTTTTTAGGATGCCGTCAGAGATGTTCTCGGGTTGTTCTTCGAGCCACTGAAGAAAACGCTCATCCGTACGTAGTTCATTGAAGTCCGGATGTTTGTTTGTAAGTTCTTGGTATGCCGCCTGAACCCGTGTATTCTGTTCCTTTTCGCGGATTGTTTCGAGTTCTTTTTCCAGTTCTCCTGCACGTTCACCGGCTTTCATCGTTGCAATCGTTTCCACAACATCGTAGACATCGGGATATTGTTGCTTGAATTGTTCCAGTTCTTCAGCAGACTTGGGCAACGAGATGTTTTGTTGGCGAGTAGCTTCGGAAAGGGTCGCCGTCATTTCTTGTTCTTTTGCCTTGAACTCTGAGATTTTTGCATCGTAGTGTTTTTTGAGATCGTCGTAACGCTTCTTGTAGTCGTGTTCCGCTTTCTCTTGACCTTGTGCAAAGTTTGGTTCGGATTCTTCATCCGACGCAGATTGCTCCGCTTGTTGTTCTACAGCTTCCTCGTCGTCATCTTGGTATACCTCTTCACGGTATGCACCCTTGTAAAGAGAGTCGCTGTTGATTGTTCCAAAGGAATCGTTGGGTTTGTTGCCGCGATGGCCACGAACTTTTTTTGCCATTTTATTTACCTCATTAGCGGGGCTACTTTGGCTTGTAGGTAGCCGCTCCGGTTGTGTCAGGGCCGCATCTAGCGGGTAGCTGACGAATCAGTCAATACCGAGTTCTGTTTTAGCGTCACGGTATTTTTGTGTAGACTTAGTATTGCCAAAATGTCTCCGTACCATGTCTTCTTCGGAGTCACTCATTCCGGCTTTGTAACGAAGGTATAGCTTGCCAAGAAGAGGGTAAAACTTCTTATGATCTTCCAGAGAGATTGATCCCGTACCCAAGTTCTTGTACATGTTGATCTCTTGAGGTGTGGCCTTTCGTCCTACGGCCTTTTTGCCTCTTTCACCTGTGTACAGCTTTCCTGTTCGTCTATAATTCGTTCTGTTCCGAGCGTCTGTTGCAAACTTATCAATATAAGCTGCAAAGCCCGGATTAATCTCTTCGTTCATCTGGATACGGAGTTCGTCAGATTCTTCAAGCATAGCACTAAGAGTGTTACCCGTGATCTGCAGAGGCCCGAAGGCAGATGAAGGATTGTTCTTAGTATCTGAACGAGTGTAAAAGTACCCGTCGTTGCGATCTGTGTATCCGCGTGTTTCTACCAGCGAAATTGCACGGCCTACATTATCTATGTCAATACCGTTAATAGTGTCACGCGGGATAGGAGCATCTGGCATTTCCGGTGACGTAGCTACAAAACCCTCTGGCTTAGTATCTGTTCTGATTGGGGGGCGAAGACCTGCTGCAAGAGGAGGAATGCCAGACAGGTCTGTACCAGCGAATCCGCCCTGATTCATGGCTTGCCGACGGTCTACCTCGGCCTTGCCACCGTTATTAAGTTGTTCGAGAAATGAGTACCCAATGCGTTGGGCTTCTTCGGGTTCGATAACGTACTCGCCCTTAGACAGGGCCACGTCCATCAACCCACCTTTGCTTGCTTTTATTGTAGTCTTTTTATCTGGGTTGTCAACCCCCTTCGGTAACAGTCCAGCATTCTGTAGTTTTTCGGTGGTAGGCGCGTTCAGTACAAACGAACCCTCGCGTACCTGACGGTTCTCGTCATCGGCTACAGTCTGTGCCTTAGTGTAGTTGTCAGGAGAGCCTTCTACAAAGCCATTGCCCTGTACAGGATCGGCCTTGCCGCCTTTGCTCTTCTTTACAACGCCGCCCCTACGGTATTGATCCACGTCCATGCCATCAAACAGTTCTTCACCAAGAACGCCGCGCACAATCCGTGCAGCAGATGTCTCCATGAAGTCTTGTAATGCAGCGTAGTCTTTTTTGTTTAACTTCTTTACGCGACCTATGATGCGCTGCTGATACTTCTTCATTTCTTTAGACACAGAACAATCCTCCCTACAGCGTAGCAAACAGGCTCCCAGAACGCTCTTTCAATGCGTCCTACCGGATGTCGTTTGCCTTTCTTCTGCATCCAAATGTCTGCGGTGCGACGACGGGCGATCCCCTCCAAGATGCCACGGACAAACTTGCGGGACTTGGTAGTGCCGCCGTATCCGTATGTAACGAGGGGCTGGAAGATAGCGTGATATCCTGCCTGATACTCTGGAGCCATGTCGCGACTGTGTGCCAGCCAGATGGCTTGACGGAACGAGCCAAAGCCGTAGGCTTGGTTCATAGCCGTGCAAACAATCTTGCCTCCGCCGCCACCGCCGCCACCGCCGGAATCGTCATCGTTATCATTAGGGTCCCAGCCATCTGTATAGTTTCCGTCATCGTCCATGAAGTCGTCTTCATCGTAGTCATCACCGGGCGGATCGGGAGCAAGACCGGGTTGATCGTTGTTGTCATCATCTCCGGGGTCTGGTTGAGACGGAGGGCTTGGGTCCATTCCCGGATCACCCGGATAAAAATCATCAGGCTGAGAGACGGGAGGAGAAGTCGGAGGGGGAACGTAGGGATCATCCACACCGGGACGATAGTCTCCTGCCCCCGCATCACTCTCTGGCCCCGTAGTGCCTGTATTAGGGTCTGTATCATCATCAAAATCAGGCAGGGGGGGCTGCGGAACAGGAGTAGCAGGAGCGTCTACACCGGGGCGGAAGTCTCCCGCACCCGCATCACTCTCTGGCCCTGTAAGACCTGTGTCGGGGTCTGGAACGTCCGATCCCGGAGGAACAGCAGGGTCAACCGGAGACGGCTGATTCATGGCAAGAAGCTGTTCCGCAATTTGATTGCGTTGTTGCGGAGTTAGCCCCGGTGGCAAAACGCCCGACAGAACGTACCCTCCAAACGGCCCCGGTGACACTCCAATAATACGACCGTTAAACATGCCTACACTGTAGCCTTGTTCTCCGGCTCTCATCTTATTCTGGATGTTAGTAAGATTTTTCTTCGATAAAAATGCTCCTGCACCGATAAGAGGATTAAATCCTAGTGGGGATATAGCTGCTCCTAGTGCCTTATCCATACCCACAAATCTATCCGCTACATTTGCCCCTAATCCTGTAATATCTAGAGAGCCAGTATAGTATCTGTCTGAATCGCCACCACCAACAGAAGCACCACCGTAGAAAGAATCCGGGCTAGTAAAGTCAGGCGTAGGCCGAAATCGATCACTAATGTCCATACGCTCGTCATCATCGAATGGAGATGGTGCTTTTACAGAAGGTCGAGATACCTTCGGTGTAGTCCCCAGTAGCGCAGAGGATGCGATGTCTTTTAAAAATTGTGAAGCCACTATTCTTTCGCTCTCACCGCTGCATCATAATCAGCCTTGAGTCCCTTGATCTGTTCCAGTGAAGTTATCTTCCCCTGCAGCCGGAACACTTCCAGTTCCGACTGTGCCGCCACCAACGCCCGAAGCGTCATCTGGATTTGCTCCCGGAGGTACTCCTCCAGACTGTCCCATGCCCCCTTGTTGGTCACCAATTGGCTGACCTTGCTGGCTTGCTTCTTGTTGAGCATTGGCTAATCCCTTCAGCATTTCTGCAAATATCTGCGCCTCGTTCATGTCGTTAACAAGGCTGTCTGGGTCAATATCCTGTGCGATGGCAAGTTCGCGCATCAGATTCGGAATCTTGATGAACGGTGCCAGCATCGGATTCGATACAGTCTGCAGCAGCGTAGTAAGACGCTGACTGCGTACTTCTTTCTGCATAACGGCTGCTACACCGCGAGGCTTGATTTCTAGATCGCCCTCAATCGTAGGTGTGTCAGTATTGAACTGCATATTCCACTGAAAGTATGCCTCACCAAGTGGCTTGAGAAGCTGATCGTCAATGTTCTTGATTACCGTCTTTAGTGACAGACTTGCTCCCCCCAGCAACATAGACAGACCAGATGCGGTACGTCCTGTACCAGCTACACCCGTCTGTCCGTGCATGATGGACGGTAAGCCTGTCTCCTCATCCGCAAGCTGGCGACTGATCTGATACATCTGGATGTTCTCAGGTGCCGTGTTGGGAAACTTGAGGCCGTTGATTGCTGTGCCCGTAACACCCGACTGACGACGGAATATCTTGCCGGGGAAGATGTCCATGTTCTGTCCCGGCACAAGGCTGGCTTCATCGACATCAAACACAAGGTTGCCAGCAAGGGCGAGGTTGTCGATTGCCATACGAACGTGACCGTTCATCAGCATCTGTGCGTCTTCCATGTTTTCCGCTACGCCAACGCCCCAAATCTGGTAGGGGTTAATTTCGTACGGGAATACTTGATACGGGATGCGCGCAGGTGTAAACGGATTCAGAACGCAACGCAGCACCAGTGTGCCGCACACCCAGACGTTGACTTGTACCTGATCAAACTCATCCATCTGTTCTGCAACGTCGAGGCCAGCCTCGTTAGCCATCTTTCCGTCGAGGACGCCCCAGTATTCAAGAACTTCATAGCGATTTTCTTGGTAGTACGCTTCGGTCTCATCCTCGCGAATGGTGTCTTCGTAATACTTGTCTTCGTAGTTTGGACCTTTTGCAAGACACTCTTCGATTGCATCCTTGTAAAAGAACGGCTGTGCAATTAGTCCACGTAGCTGTTGACGATTCATACGATGGCGTTGAATTACGTACTCGCAGTCGTTTATTGTGGTTGCAGATGGATCAGGATGAAAATCCCATGTAGAAACGTATTCAATGCGCGGAACGATCTTTTCATACGGAGAGTATACGCGACCCTCTGGTCCGTTCTCCCATCTGTGAATTCGCTTGTAGTGATTAAACGGACCCTTTACAACGCCAGTTCCCAGAAGGGCTGACTCAAAAATAGAAGATCGAAGAACGTTAACAGCACTTGTGTCAAGGAGTTGATCATGGATTTGTTTCTCCATATTCAGTGCGGCCCGTTGTGCAGGGCTAATTTGAGGTTCTCCCATTAGAGCAGGTCCGGGTCTAAGGGGAGCGTTTTCGTAACGTCCCTCTAGACCACCGAGAAAGTCCATAGAAGGAGTTGCTTCAGTGGCACCAAACGGTAAGTCTCTACCGTCGCCATCAAAACCGTAAGGGTCTTCTATTACCTGATCTAAAGGTGTTTCTAAGTGTGCAAACTCCGCGATACCTTCTGGAACCGGAGTGGACTCAACAACCATCGGAAACTTTTTGTTAGCAAACAGAATGTCTACGATTTGACCGTATGCTGCCAGCACCTTAGTTTTGGTGATTTTAATGAACACCTTTGACCGCTCAGAGTCACGGTACTGTGTAGTCGAATCGTAAATGCCACGAAAGTTCTTGTACGCTTGCAGCCACCGCTGTTCGTACGAGTATCGTCCATTTTCCGAATCTTCAAATTTGCGCTTTACATACGCCGCTAGGCCCGGAAGTTGTTCTTCCGGGTTCATCAGCGGAACTGCTGTATCGTCAGCCGGTTCCAGAAAGTTGTCAGCCATATCGACCTACCTCTTAGTAGTCGCGTTCTTCAGCCATCTTCATCAGCGAAGGATCGACTGCACCCTTGGTCATCTGCTTCGGCATATCTTCGGTCAGAACGCCTGTCTGAGCGCGAGTGTCGAATTCCAGACCTTCACGGTACAGTTTGTCTGCGCCCATCTGATCGTCTACGGACACTTTGTCCGAGTTCATAATGTACGCTTCACCCATGTTTAGATTTTGCATTATTGTCTCCCTAAAGAGTTTGTGGTTGTACGTCCAGCATGGACGTGGTTTGACCGCGACGTGCGCGGTTCTCTACGTCTTGTACAGCAGCCGCAGCGTCTTCTGCCTCAAGTGTACCTGTCTGTGGTGGAACAGCATCGGGAATAGACGGCGCAGGGGCGTCTTCAGGTATGCCCCCCGTCAGATCAAGAATAGGTGTTCTTCCCATCAGAGACAGCATCTGTAGGTTCGTACGGGCTGCACCCTCGGGGTCAGCAACGGCACCAGTAACCATTTCGCCAACTACACCTGCTCCGCCGCCCATGCGAGACAGGAAGCTGTCTTCGGGCTGACCAGTCAACTCAGAAACAAAGGTCCGACCCTTTTGTTCTGCAACGTCGTAACTCTCTTTGTCTACAAGACCCCCAATTAAATCGAACAAAGGTCCGGGAGCCTGCTTTGCAAACGCAAGTCCCGTAGTCGCCGCTGCAATAGCACTGGACTTCAGAGTCGTCTTAACTGAAGAAAACTCTTCTGCCATGTCATTTAGGAAATCATCAAACTTTCCTGCCGCTGCTTCTTTTTTCTTTGCTTTTGCTGCGGCTTTGTCATCCGCTGGGGTAAGTCCTGCAGTCTGTTCAGTCAGGTCTTGTGTCTTGGTGATCAGCGTCTCTAGCTTCTTGATTTTGTTTTCTAGCGAGTCTACTGATCTGTCTACTGCCCCAGATGCTTGAGCAGCGGCTGTTCTGGTTTGGCTCTCTACGGTCTGTTGTTCAGCAGGTGCGTCTACGGTAAGAGGAACTAGAGTAGAAGTCTTGAAGTTGTCGTTGGCAAATCCGTAACCGTCACTACCAAACAGAGTCTGGGGATTGTCAAAGCCCACTGACTCCATGTACAGGTTAGAAAATATCTCTTGGGAACTCTGCAGTCGAGAAAGACTACGGCGAGATTTTCTCTCGACTTTGTAGTAATTCAAGCCTACGTCAGCTTTTTGTGAGTGACCTAGAACTTTGTTGGCGTCGGCTGCACCAATCTCTTCTTCCAAAATGTCAAATATGTTCTTTCGAAGATCACGAACACTAAAGTCTACGGAAGCGTTTTTGGTTAGATCGCGTATCTCTAACCCCATAGAAGACATGTTTGCCCTCATAACAGGGTTAATGATTCCGCGTATCTTTTCTTCAGATTGAGTAAAAAGTTGAGTACGACCTGCTGCTTGAGCATCCGCAGCCAGATCGGCTAGAATACCATGTACAATCTCGCCAAGATCGTAGTTGATCCTGTCGCCCTTGTTACTCAGGTTGTACAGCTTTTTAACTTCAGGATCGAACGATCCGTACTTAGCACCCTCTGCGGCATTTCCAACTTGCAATTGAAGAATGTCCGGATTACGAAGACCCGTCAGAGTCTTGATCATAAAGAACGCTTTGGCTTCTTTGTCGTCGATCTGTCGGGCTGTGGCGTCAATAGCCTGATTAAAGTCGTCGAACGCAGGAAGTTCTAGCTTTCTCGCCTTACGAGTGAGACGAATGCCAAACTCTGTGGGCTTGCCTCTGTTAGCTTTTTCGTAGTTAGAGAGAACGTTTGTTTGTTCTGGGCCAATACCTGCGTTGATCAAAGTCTTAACGCGGGATGCAAACATGCCTGATCCAGTGGACACACCTTTGAATCGTTCGTTAGTCGCCCACTGTTGCAGATTCGCAATGCCTTTTTCAGTATTTAGTTTGGATACAGGTGTGTCAGGAGGAAACCCTGCGCTTTCTAGATCACGCAGAGTAGACTTAAAATTATTTACGAGAGTTTTTTCGTTCTCTCTACCTTTGATATGAGCATCAAAGGCGTCCTGTAGTGTCATCTCTGCCATCAGTAACCAAACGTCTCATCTTGCACTTGGAACACTTGACTCTTAATTGCACCAAGTTGCTTGTGTATTGATGTGTATCCGCTCATGCGTGTCATCAGCATGTATCGCAGAGCGTCGTATGCGTGATCCTCAGACTTGGTGTCCACATCTTCGCTGTTGGACTTAGAGAGCGGAATGCCAGCCAGTTGCTTGACTGTGTTTTGGCAACTGGAGAAGATGCGTAGTCGAGGTTCTTGTGTGTAGGGGTCATCGGCAAGACGACGATGTATTTCCATCTTGCCTTGTATACGGTTACGATCAGAGGGTGTCCAGCGGACTCCGGCTCTCATCATCGTTTCGGCAATGGACGGGCCGAATCCTGTCTTGTTCCAACACGACGAGTCCAGCACGGTGTAGTGGGGTGTTGGATCGAGTTGTTCTGCTTCCATTATTTTATCAGCTAACTGCTCTGCTGTCAAGTGTTTAGCATATAGTTCGCGATAAATCCAGATATTGTTATCCCAGTCAATAGCCCCCCAAAGAACGCACGACGGACTTGCATACCCGTAGTCTGCCGCTCGTATACGTGGCCAATTGGTAGGTAACTCGAAATGTTCGACAACGTGTCTCATCCTTGAAAATTCGGGGAAGGCCGCTCCCTCCGCCACGTCCCAATCACCTTCAAGAAGCCGCTTTCGCTCGACTTCTGGGAGCGACCTGAGCATGGCCTCGTATTGGCCATCTGCCATCAGGTAGGGATTGTCGGTCAGCCGTGCCGGTACAAACTTGCGAAGGAACAGCGGTTGACCTGCCTTCTCGTGACCCGCTGGCCACACAAAGGGCTTTTGTGTTTCTATATCGAAGGCAGGAAAAGGCTTGTTTGGTTCCAAACCGTCAATGTAGGTCTTCTTGACCCACCAACCACCCACTCCTCCGGGGTTGGCTGTGCAGCGCATGTACAGGTGTTGCTGGAGTTCATGATCAGTAGAACGAAGGCGAGAACGCAAGTAATCCCAGACGTAGGGCGTAGGATACTGGGTAATTTCATCGATGCCGATCCAGTTGAATGCTTGACCCTGAAAGCGAGTCACGTCCTTGTCTCGATCCAGATAGGTAAACCAGATCGTTGCACCGGATGGGAACACCCACGTGGTCTTTGACTCGCGGAACTTTGCACCCGGAAAGGCTTTTGGGTACAGTTGGCGAGACTTGTCGATTAGTTCGGTGAGTTCATCCAGTGTACGACGGAGAAGAAGACCACGGTGATTAGGATTGTGACAGTAACGTAGCGGATCAGCAAGTAATGCAAAGCTCTTTCCACCACCGGCAGCACCGCCGTAGAGTACGTCTCTTTCACCTGCGCTGAGAAAGTCCGTTTGCGGACCATCATTCGGTTGAAAGACCACCTCGCTTTCACCGACAAGCTCCGACACTGCGTCAGGTAAAGCATCCAAATCCCCAAGATCGATTGTGGCAGACTCGTTGCCAACCAGAGCCTTTTCAACCTTTGTTGTAGTTTGTTCCAGCTTTCGAGCATATCGTCGTTTGTCCTCTGCGGCTTTGCTTGACTTTGCGGCTCTCTTTTTGGCCGCATTAACACGTTTCGTCGCCGCGCGTCTCGCACGTTCCCGCGTAGAAAGGTTATATGTTGCCTTCGGCGCATTGGGGTCTTTCTTGGGCCTACCGCGTTTGCGTTTGGGCTGCTCGTCAGCCATCAATTACTACTTCATTCTTTGGCGGCAACAGGACGACACCGTGTACAGCCGTCACGTTGTGGTTCATTGTCTCCTGTTTTGCAACTCCTACGCGGTTAAGCAACGATTCTGCGGCTCGTAGCCGTAGTTCGTCGCCTCGTTCGGGGGCGGGATTGTCAATTGTGGAGACCAATCGGTTTGCTGCCTTCAAAGCATTAACCGAAAGTATGCTTTTTGTGCGTTCAACGATTTCTTCTGCTAAAGTTTGCTTCAACCACTGGGTAGAACCACGGGAATACCCCGCGTCAACTGCCGCTTGGGTTGCATTACCGCCGTTTTCGAACAGGAGTTCGAGAAACTGGGTCTGTTGAGGGGTCAGTACCCGCTCTTTTCGTTGTTGTGGGAGCAGATTCATTGTTTTGCAACGTGGTTAAGGAGGCGTGAGCGTCTCACTTAGCCTTATTCGCCGTGATTCAAGAGAATATTTCACAGATGTGTGGGAATATACCGTACGTGAGACAGCCCACGGTATCATATTAGGGTCGATAACGCTGATTGTCAATAAAAAAATTATTTCAGAGGGGTGTTTTGTCGAATTTACTTGACAGAATTGATTCCTGTATGTAGACTGGGTCTAAGACCCGCCGGGATATACCCCCCATGTCCATATAAAGGGACATGCTGACAGTCCCGCAGGGTTGGTATGGTGGGACATGGTTACATATCCATATCGATAACCCAAAATCCAACAATCAATCGACACATTGCATACAGATACTGGTACTCCCCCGGTGGCCCTAGCCACCCGGATAAGCCCCTGCACATCGGTGAGGTCGCAGGTTCCGACATTGCCGGGAACCCACACCAAAACCCGCCGGAATCCCTCTTACATTTGCGCCGGGTCAGATCTTTTTACCATTGAGCGACATTATTTCCGGGATTGATAACCCGCCAGTCTGTCCTTGGAGGTCAGGAAGCCCAGCATATCCCGAAACACTAGCCGCCGGATTTATCCCGCCTGATCAGACCGCAAGCCGTTATTCCGGCACAAGCGCAAAAAAGAACCCCGCCAGCTAGTGACGGGGTCAAGTTGGGAGGTGCCGCCGGGATATTAGCCCCTCACCGGCAGGGTAACAGGCTAATCCTCTTTAAACTGGTTTTTCGGGTTGTCCGGGTGGTTGTAAGCGTACTCGGTCGCCATCTCAAACTGCTGGCCGGAATCCATGTAAAACTCAACAGTGAAGGTGTGGCCGTGCCTGTCGGTGCCGTGAAGCGTGAACAAATCCCACTCCGCAAATTTCTTGCGGGTTGCCTTCATTTCTGGTGTGTGGTCGTTGAACCGGTTGTTCTGAGCGTTGATCGTTACTTGCATTGGATCGCGTCCTTTCATTAGTTGAGGCGGGACAACATCGCCCCGCCCCTCATTTGTTGCAAAACTAGCCGGTCTTTGCAAGCCGGAAAATATCCCGATACCCGCCTTTATGATTACCGGTTGACCGCTTTTCGATCTGATACCCGGCCTTACGCAAGGCTGTCATGTAGGTATAGACGGAACCTTTGCGGAGGTTGAGGTGACCGGCAAGCGTCGGCACCGCCATGAACGTGCCGGCAGAAAGCCAGCGGATCATCTCCCGATGGGTGTCGTTCAATTCCACCCGCTGCGAAAATCCGCTCCGCAGCGGCTCACCATGCATGTCTGTCATTGGCGGCTTTGCGACTGGCCGCTCCG